AATGAGACATCGGGGATTCGAACCCCGGACAACTTGATTAAAAGTCATATTATCTTTTCCTTATTTTCAATAGTTTAAAGGCAATTTGCGTACATTATGCGGACATATTATTGTATGGCAATAAAGCCCCGGATAAACCGGGGCTCTCTCTTAAACCATTCCAAGAAGGGATTTCCACATCTTCTTTCCTGCCGTAACTTCCCCGTCCAAATTTCTGTAACCAAGGGCATTTTTCTGGTAGGAATTTACCGCCACTGTAAATTTAGGGCCCGCAATCCCATCCACCTTTCCGCAATCATGCCCAAGGGCGTTCAGCCGTTTCTGCAGGGGTACTACCACTGGGTGCTTCCGGTTCCTGGACGCGGATACCGTAATGGTGTTCCTAATGGTTTCACTTCCGGCCTTCCCATCCACCTTAGAGCCAGTTGCTGCCTGGACATCCATAATGAACTGTGTTCGTTCGTACCCTGAAGGGGAAACTTTGTTAATTTCCTGAATTGCATCCACAGTAACCTTCCCATCACCCCAAGTCTGCATGAACCTTTCTGGTGTTATGTACTGCTGCTTTAACTTTGAAGCGGTGCTTCCCCAGTCAGGAAGGTACAAATGCGGCCTATCCTTGATGCTTGTCCAGTCACCGCCCCATCCTAGGCCTACAGATTTGGCAATGGCGCCGACCTGCTCAAACAGCCCCGTGGAATTGTTAAAGGCATCGTCCTTTTTATCGCCGTCCCCATCAACGTCCATATTAATATAGAAATCAATGGCAATCCCCCATTGGTGCTGAGAGCTGTATGTACTGCCTTTTGCGTTTGTAACGATATTACCGGGAGCTGTCCTTCCCTGTGCATACAATGCATCCTGTTCCGCTTTCGTCCTTAAACACTCGCTGAATAGGATAGAAATTCCCTGCTTTTTGCACTCCTCTTTTAAAAGTGCTGCCTTTGTCTGTAGCCTTGGGTGCAACGCTGCAATGTCCCTCATATTATTTTACCTCGCTTTCGTTTAATTCAGGCAAGCCCTTGATAGATGTCAGCAAAGATACCACACCTGCCAATGCCGCTGTACCAAAAACCACTGTCCAGTCAACCTCTGTGATGGTTGCAGCTGCTGGGATTAATGCCAAAGCCCCCTGTGCCATGGTCTTCACGGCTCTGACACCTGCTGCTCTCCACCATTCTTTCCAATCTCTGTTTCTCATGCGTTCTCCTTCCTTATAAAATCATTAAAATTGCAGTTACGGCAGCACCTACGACCGTTCCGACAGCCGCAGTGATAATAGACTGTTTCACCTGATTGTAGGTTTCTACAGGTTCGTTCTCCAGCTTTTCCAACCTCTCGCCCTGCTTTTTGATTTCTTCAATCATATTTGACATGCTTACTTCCATCCTTTCGATGGATACGGTGAGATCATTGATGCGATTAATGTTTTCTTCCATCAGGTCAAGCCGTCTATTCTGCCTTTTATCTGCTTCCACCATCCTTGCTGCAAACTCTCCATGAAATTTATCATGTTCTGTCCTTTTCAATTCTTCCATAGGCATTTCTCCTAATCTTTTTTATTATTGTAAATTATTTTTCAAAACTATTTGTACCATTTTTATTCTGTTCACTAAACACCGATTTAGGGAGCAAAATAGGGCTTACGGGTATTTTCCTTACAGAATCCCGAAACGACTATATTGACTGTGACATGGTTCCTATAGGCGGTTGTGCATACACTTACCCTGAAACAATACATGCCCCAACAGCAGAGGGAGGCTGGAGGGTTTTCTGCTTTGGAACAAATGAATATTACAAAGCTCAGTTTGGGATCTGCCATGGAAAGAGGAAGATTGCCTTTCGTTCTTCTTATAATGTAAATGACATGGCTGTCTGGGAGGGGTGGACGGTTATACAGAAAACATGACTGAATCATTCCCTAGCTATATACGTAATGCACCACCTGGCTAACCAATCATCTATTTCCTTCCCAAGGCTGTTGAACTCTACACTCCCGTCATGTGAAATACTAACTAAGACAGTATTGCCACCTTGCGTAATATGGGGAAATATCTCATACCAGTCATATGGGGAATATTCTGCTGGGAGGGTTAATAATAATTGGTTGTCCCATGATGCTTTCATATGCCCTGCAAAATTTGTCGTTATTGTCACCACCCTCCCGACTTTAGTGACATGGAATACCCAGTGGGAAAAGCTAACGAACATGCCATTGGTTGGGGGCTGTGGCATCTCAAGGTACTTAACCTCGTTTGCCTTCAGGAAATCGGTGTTTAGTTTACTAATTGCCCCTGTCAGCGTCCCGCCGCCAATGCTTGCGATATCGGTTGTCCCAAGCATTTTATAAAGCCACCGGATATTTTTAGCCATGATGGAAACATTCCCAAATAAGTCTTTTATCTTCCCGCTGACTATTTTCCGCATGGATGTCCATGCTACTGGGTTTTCATCGTCTTCACTGTCAAAATTTATTTCAAATTTGTTAATCGTCGCATCAGATGGGATTTCATGCCAATCCGAAGCTGAAACTTCATCTCCTACCAGATGTTTTTTCCTTATGAAGCATCTCCCTTCATTTTTCCCATCAACTGGCAATGCTGTCTGAAATACAAATGCTTGCGTATCCCCTGCTTCTTCATAATTTTCTGTTTTTAAAATACAAACCATATTGTCAAGCGGGAAAGTTCCTTCACATTTGATACTCCAGCACAGGCATACACTATTTTTACTTATCAAGTCAATGTTCCCTATGAATTCCCCAATCCCAAGTTTTTTCTGGTATGTTTCTAATATGTTATTGCCTCTTTCATCATTGATGGCTTTCCGGCATGTCCCCTCAATAGTGTCTTTTAAATATATTCCCATATTCAATCCCTCCATCATAACATTTTTTTGAATTTAAAGACTAAGTCTAATGTTTTTTCAATGATAGGATTTTTCAAACTTGCAATTTCTAAAATAAGCCCATAATTACTTGCCGCTCTTGTTCTTAAAAAAAGACGTCTTTCAGGAACTGAATGAGATCCCGAAGAATGTAGCAATATTTCGTTGGATTCCTTACCATATGAGGCGTGAGGATACCAATGCATTATCCCGACATACGTTTCATTCACTATGCCATATTCGGATTCATTGACATATAAAGTAACCACATAACTTCCAGTTTTTAAGTCCTCCTTTTGGATTCCAGTACTAATCCAATCAACTCCTGGGGACAAAGATTTTTCTATGGTTACTATCTCCGATGTATCCCCCTGTGAAATTATATCTTCTGCCCTGTCCGCGCTCTCCTTTGCCTGTCTGGCATACTCCATGGCATTGTCCGTTTCTTCCCCTTCCCTCACCCCGGTTCCTCCATGCGCATAGCTTTCGGACAGTTTTGCGAATTCTTCGGACTTCGCTGCGCTTAGCTGTGCCTTCCCCTGTTCCACCCTGATGTCTGCTAGGTAGTCCGGACGCAGGTGTTTTTCCTGGATGCTGCCTTCCCTGACTTCAAATTTCACTTTCCCACTTTCCACTTCCGGGGAAATTGTTTCAGAAGTAAGGAACTCATATTGCGTAATGAGGGCGGACAAGTCCACTCTTTTTTCTGTCCCATCGTCAAGGGTAATGATGAGCTGCTGCCTTTCCTCGTCAAAATCAAAATTAACAGCAATCTTTTCAAGAATTGTGTCAATCTGCTTCTTGGTATTGTCATAAAACGTGATTGTAAACACACCATTTTCTTCGTTCAGACTGATATCCTTAACCAGCTTGAATGATTCCGTTTTGTCAAACTTATTCTCATTCAGCCAAACCACACGTTCATCCAGAAGGTGCAGGGCTAAATCCATCTTGTTTAAATTCCGTTCATTTACCGGGGTCTTGTCACTTGGGTGGTTTTCCCAGTCAATTCGAACGTATATTATATTATCCCCATGAACCATCCCTGCACCTCCTATGCCCTAAAAAAATCGAACCTGAAATTTATCGTGATATAGCTATTTGCATCATCCCCTGTGGCAAAAATGTCCGTCTTGCTTGCATTTATTACACGGAGCGTCCCATTTGTCTGCAATATGAATACAAACGGGCTCCCCTTATAGCTTGTGCATACCTCCACGTTTGCCCATTTTGGTATGTGCTCATCCTCAGAGCTCCCCACTTTTATGTCAACGTTTTCCCCTGCCCTATGCTCATGGAACCTATACTTCCCATAAACGCAGGCAAATGCGCCGAAAACTTTTGCGAAAACCTGCGCTTCGTGCGGGTTCCTGGTTCCTTCCTCGCCCTCTGCAATGAAGGAATTCTCCATTGAATATGTCAGGATGATATTTCTTATTTCCGCGTTGCTTATGATTGCGCCGTCAGGGAAATAAGCCATGGATCCAAAATTTCCCCCACCCATGCCCATAAGGCCAACTGCGATTGCGGCACTTCCACTAGGTGTAACCAGTTCAAGGTAAGCCCCATTGGAAAGCCCCTCAACTTCTGATTCATACCCGTACCCGGTTCTTGCAAAGACATATTCCCCAGATATTGGGGGGATAGTATTTGCATTGGTATATTGCAGGTAAATCCCTTCTTTTGCCTTTATGGTAGCACCAGTTACTTTCCCGCCGACAACTTCGCTCCCGGATATTTTGCTCCCAGATATTTCACTCCCGACTATTTTCCCTGTTATTTCCGCGGAAGTCATTTTTACATGTCCGTTCTCATCCACGGAAAATGTACCGTTTCCATTGTTGATGCTTGCCCCAGTTATATTTCCTCCGGATATAGAAGATGCTGAAATTTTTGCCCCAACTACATTGCCGCTAAATTCCGCATTCCCACTTTCATCAATTTTAAAATTAGGGGAATCCACAGTAAAAAAATTGTCTGCATTAAAATGTATCCTATCTGCGCTTCCTTCTATAAGGGAGATGATTGTCCCATCATCATCTTTATTTATTTTTAACGCAAGCGACGCTTTTATTTCCACTCCTTCTTCTGTTCTTGCAAGCACTTCCTGCTCTATTTTTTCTGCTGTTTGTATAAACCTAGATTCCGTGCTGGATTCCAGATTTTTTAGTTCACTTCTTGTTTCATCAACAGTTCTGACAAGAACGTTTGTTTTCCCTTTTAGCTGGATAATGGACTTCTGGACGCCGTTCACCTTATCACCATATTTTTCAACCCCATCTGCCCTAATTTCATCCCTCAAGGCCTGGATTCCTTTTAGGGTCCTTTGTAACACATAGCTTTCCACGATTTCATATTTGGTTGGAATCCTGATGGCGTCCCCGACCTCAATGCACGGGTTCCCAATCATGTCGCAGTTGAACGGCATGTACGCAATGTCTGTGATTTTACCAAAAATATTTTTCGCGATTTCCTTCATCTCCTGGTCTGACTTCCCGTACACAAGGAAATTGTCCTCAATGACATAGCAGTTATCATCCGGGCCCCCACCTTCTTCCGGCCAGGTTTTCCCTATTTCATTTTCGCTGTTCCTGATTTGCAGCCTTTCAATGCGCTTTGTGTAAAACTTTCCGGATTCGCATTGTATGTATTGGCTTGCCCCAATCCTGTAGGAATCTGGGTCTTGCGGGTACAGATGCCCTGTCTTTGACTGCGCCAGGTGCTCCGGGGCATGGTCTGGGAATAAACCGTCAGAAGGGTACAGCCCCCCTATGTCCTGCCCAAGGTAAATATAATGGAACTTCCCATCACGGCCAATATGCCCGAAGCACCCGTTGATTTCGCATATGGCCGTGATGACATCCCTTCCGCTTATCTGCCCTGGCTGGATTGTTCGTGCTACCACAATGCCGTCATTCACAAGGCCGCCCTCTGGGGTTACTTCCGTCAGCCCAAAATATCTTACGAAGGATTCCCTGAACTGTTTCATGGTGACTTTGCTGCCTTCCCCTGGGAGCAGGCTGTTATACCACGCGGCCACATCTGTGCTTAAAATGCCGTGCATGGCATCATAGGCCACTATCTCACGGTACTTCCTGTCATTGGAAATACTGTCGGAATCTACCTTGTACCTTCCGAGAGGAAGGGGCGCATCGGAGCCCCCTTCCAGCCCCATCCTAACATCCAGCCATTTCCCGACCATTGGAAGGAATATGTCAGAGGACTTGAATTTTAGGATGCTTGCTTCGCAGGAGCCAAAGCGCAATTCCCCTTCCGAACAAAGGTTTTCCTCAAGCTCCATCTCTTGGTTGTATAAATCATCATTGGTAAGCACTACCCCATCAAAGCTGATTGAAACTTGCTTTGGTATGCTGCTTTTAAAAAATAAATCAAAATACGTATAGTTAACCATGCCATCCCTCCTAATACTCAATCAACTCTATGGAAAATGGGTTATACTCTATGCCTTTTGCAGACTCATCTACGGTATGTATGGAATATGTAACGTCTGGCATGTACATTGTTGCGTTTTTATAAGCCAGCTCCTCGTCATTCCAATATGTAACCGCAAGCCTTCTCTCCCTTTTGCTGGTTATTTCTAAGGTTGCCAGCCCTACCACGTTCTTGAAGGCCGTCATTTCCGCCAAGTCCATGGAGCGGATATTGAGCGTCAAAGAAGTCTTGAAATTCTCACTGGTTTCCCGGTGCAGCAACACATTTGCATCCCTGTATGCGTCAAGCTCCACGCGCTGGTTCGGCGTGGATTCCCAGCCGTCCGCAAGGATGAAGCTGTTGGGGAGCACCACGTTCCCGAATTTTATCAGCCATCCATCAAACATCGTTCTCCCCTCCACTTAATGCATGAATAAATCTTTCCCGGTTTTTTTGAAATATGTGTCTGCTTCCGTCTTAACAGCACGGGTAACGTCCTTTCCCCCAATGAATACCCGGACGCTTATGTCCCCGCCCATCCCCCCGGCCTTCCCCATGGCATTGGAAACGGCCTTTTCAATCGTGGACAGGGGGGCTTCCACATTTGTCTGCCCAAACCTCTGGTCCCCAAGTACTGCCAGGAACGGGTCCCCTCCGCGGATTACCGCACCGGATGCAAGCTGTGGTATCTGCATGTCCGAAAATGATGCCATGGCCGGGGACGGGGCTGCGGCCTGGGGGGAATAAGCGGCCGCCTTCCCCATACCGCCGACCAGACCGCCAAATGCACCACCGACTGCCGACGCTCCCGAAACATTGACTTTAATGTTGAATAATTCCTTTATTTTGTTTGCCATGTCAACAAGCGTGTTCCAGATTGCCAGAATCCCATCAATGATTCCGTTTACTATGTTCTTCCCGACGCCCTCCATAAATTCCCGAGCACCAGAAAATATACCTGTCACTGATTGCCATGCAGACGAGAACTTATCTCGGAACCACCCGGCAATATCGCCAAATGCGCCAGTTATGTTTCCCCATATGGTCCCGAAGTCTGCTCTTGCACCGGAAAATGCACTTTTTGCGCTAGAATATGCTTCATCAAATTTCTTTTTGAACCATCCTTTTATGCCTTTAAATGCATTTTGAATATCCGCATACCTATTTCCAAACCAGTTCCCAATAGTTTTAAATGCATCGTGCACACTTTTTTTTGCATCCTCAAATTTCCCCCCAAACCAAGTATTGACTTCCTTAAGTGCGTTCTGTATGTCTGTATACCTTGCGCCAAACCACTCTCCAATCTTTTCAAATGCCAAATGTACATTCTTTTTTGCTTCATCGAATTTCTTATTGAACCAGTTTGCAACGTCTGAAAGTGCTGTTGTTATATCAACCCACCTGTCCCCAAACCAAGACCCAATGGTTTCAAATGCCAAATGTGTATTTTTTGCTGCATTATCAAATTGTTCTTTGAACCAGCCCCCCACGCCTTTAAATGCATTTGTAACATCCGTATACCTTGCGCCAAACCATCCCCCAATCCCCTCGAAAGCTTTATGGACATTCTTTATTGCATCATCAAATTTCTTCTTGAACCATGCAGAAACATTACTTAATGCTTTTTGTATCCCTTCCCATGCGCCGCTAATGGCTTTCAGTATTTCTTTCCATTTTTTTGCAATCCAGTCTTTCAGCTTCCCGGCGGCTTCTTTGATTTTGTCCCAGTTTTTGTATAAGAGGACACCTATTGCGATAAGGGAACCTATGATAGCAACAGCAATTGTTATGGGTGATGTTAAGAAACCCATTGCTAATTTAAATGCGCTCGTTGCTGCCGTTGCAAGCCCTACAGTTGTTGTGTATGAAATTATTGACGCAATCCATAGAGCCATAGATTTAATTATTCCAGCTATGGTAGATGCAAAACTTACAACTTTCCAAGCTGCAAAAAATGAACCTATCACAATAACAAAACCTTCCACCAAACTTTGATTTTCTGATATCCAATCCCCGAATTTTTTGAGTAAATCTGTGATTGTTTCCATGGCTGATATAATTACATCACCAGCCCATTGCCCCAATGGCTGCAAAAAGTTCTCCCACAGCCATATGCCAAGTGGCTTCAATGCTTCTATCACTTCGTTTTCAGTACGGATTGCTTCTGATAACATATCAAGGAAGGCAGGAACCGCTTCCTGTATCGTCCACCCAGCTATGGGGAGCAGCACATTATCCCAGAACCATTGCAGGCCTTCTCCAATGTTTTGCGTTAGCGGCTGTATTGCCTTCAATAATTCGTCTATTGATTCCAATAATGGGACAAAATCTAATTTAGCAGCCCATTCCGCTGTGGAATCAGCTATCCCATGCATTGTTTCAAGGACAGTGTTTATAATCCCTAATATCCCAGCCCATATGCTGTCACCAATACCTGCCGTATTCCATGCTTCTGTCAGGCTTGCGGCCAGGTTCCCAATAATGTTGTATACTCCTGTTATTATCCCAAGTATATTTGTCCATATCTGAACCCCTATACCATTGCTGAAAGCCCGGGAAAATGAATCCCCAATTGCAGCCAGAAGGTAATTGACGTTTGTAAGCATTTCAAACAATGCCGTGACATTCTCAAACCCAGCCCCAGCATTCCATGCTTCTGTAAATGCTACAGAAATAGAGGTTACAACGTCAAACATGGAACGCAGAAGCTCCAATAAACTTTCTAGCCATCCTAGCCCAGTCCCGTTTGTAAACACTTCATAAAAAGTAGCCCCGATAGCCTTTGCAGCTTCAAGCAAACTGGAAAGAGCTGCCTTTGCGGAGTTAATGACACCCTCCCCTTTGGATTCCCATGCCTGCTGGAATACATCCCATATGGACTTCAAAGCATTTTCCAGTTCGCTGGCAACCGCTTCGCCTTCTTCGATTTTTTCAAAATCCACATCACCAAGAGCACCAGCCCCACCAACGATGCCGCCGCCCCCGCCACTAGAACCAGAACCTGCACCGCTACCTCCGCTATCCTGCTTTAGCACATTCAGCTTGTCAAATGGGGCAAGGGCTTTACTTGCGGCCTTACCGGCTTTCTCCGCTGACTTACCTGCTGCATCCATCCCGTCTGCCAAATCATTTGCTCCGCCTGCAGCATCCGATAAATTGGATGCCATTTTGCTGGAATCCACCACTGGGACTTTTATTCCAAACAGTTTTGAAAGTATTGCGCCTATCTGCTTCGCAATGGCTATAAGGCCTGTAAGGATTGTATTCAAAAACTTTACGACAGGGGTAAAAACCACGATAAGCCCGGAACCAATGACAGACAGGAGTTCCTTAAACTGCTCTGACAGTATCCTTGTCTGGTTTGCCCAGCTGTCGGAAGTCTTCGCAAAATCCCCGGCCGCAAGGGCAGTCTGCTGCATCACATATGCATATTGCAGCTCTACTTTTTCAGCCTGCGTCATGGCCTGTATGCTCTTGTTAATTCCCTGCTGCCTTGCAAATTCTTCCATGTTTACCTGAGTCATTACGACACCATATTCCTTTAGGCTTTCCGTTTCCCCGGTATATATGGACTTTAGCGCATATGAAGTTTCCTCTATGCTTTTGTTATAAAAACTTGACATATCAGCCGCCCGCGCCGTCAGGTTGATTGCCATGTCGCTGGCTTCTTCCATGTTGTCAAGCATAGATGCACCCATAGCCATGAACGTGGAGCCCATCTGCTTTGCTGATAATTGGGAAATACCAAACTGCTTTACGGATGTTTTTGCAAACTCCTCCATCTTATATGCCATGCTGCCAAACGCCGTATCTACAACATTCTGTACTTCCTGGATGTCGCTGGCCGTGTCAATTGCCTGTTTTCCCAAGGAAACAAGCCCGGCAATGCCAATAGCAAAGCCAAGAGAACCCATAATCCCCCTTATGCTATTTCCAAGTCTTTCCATACCGGAGAGAAGTCCCCTGGCTCCTCTCTCAAACCCTCTTGTATTAAGTAATGTATCTATCCTTATGCTTCCGTCAAATCCTGCCATAAAACCACCTCAAAACAAAAAGGCGCCACAGACGCGCATTACACGCATCCATGACACCTTTTAGTCCTTCCCCTATGCCAATTCATAGGGCGCACTGATTTAGTTATGATTATTGTAACATTGTTTGAGAATGAATTTGTACCAAGTTAAAAGAGCAGAATTTCTACTGCCCTTTATCCGATTTCACAATCTTAACTTTTTCTTCAAAAATGACAATTCCGTCTTTATTCTTTTTGACTTTTGCAGTGTTACCCCGCTCCGCAATCTCCCGGGCAGTCTTTCCGATTTCCTTGTCTGTCATTTCTTTCCTTTCTTTGCATACTTCATAAATATGTCATACTCTGCTCGCTCCTGTGCTGACATCTGTGTATCTTCCACGTTTTCAAGCGCATACCGCTCCTTTACCTCTTTCAGAGCTTTCTTGTCGGACGGTTTCATCTTTGGGTCAATCTTTTTCGTTCGGATATCCACAATACGGGTAAAGGCACATTCTTCCAGTGTAGATAACAGCCCCATAAATACCCAAAAGTGCATATCGACAGTATTCAGATTTATTCCAAACTGCGTTAGGAAAGCGGAAAATATGCGCCATTGATCTACATCATAATCCACATCTTTTTTCTGTTCTTCCTTACTCTTGATAGGATTGTCTGTATACCAGCCAGACAAAAACCACTGTACCCCCTCTTGCATGGTTGCCATATCTGGATATTCCGCGGCGTTCTCCACATCAAACAACAGAGCACAGGATATAGATATCTTTTCCATGTCAGTTAATCCATTGTCGCTTAACGCCTGAAACATCTGTACTCCTATACGGAAATCGCTGTTTATGGAATAACCTTTGTATTCTGTTGGAAGTCTGTCAAGCATGATATTGAACATCAGCTTTTAGAACCCTTCCTGCCCTTGCTATACTTCCTGTTAATAGTTTGATTTCGCTCTTTTGCGTACTTCTCAATAAACGGCGCAATCTTTTCAAAAAACTCCGCAATTGAATACATATCTGGAATGATACCTCCGAAAATCTTTTTCGATGCCCCGACACCGAAAATATTATCAATCTTTTCACAAGCCTCTTTGCTTACCTTATCCCGGATATCAAGGACATTGCTAAGTGCTTCATGGTTTATTCCATCCCCATTGCCAGAAACAACTTTCCCGGCCTGCTCCTCCATGTCCTTAATGTTTCCCTGGGTGTTTTGCTCATCAAACCATTGCATCAATTCTGAAAATCCCCTGAAAAAGCCATTGTCCAAAACGGAAAATTCTATGTATTCCCCAGCATCATTTACCTCAATCTTTTTCAGGCCATTGTCAATTCTTAAACTATCCATACTTAACATCCTTTCCAAATCGGGGTATGATGGAAAGGCGCACACCCCGATATATTAAGTTTCCTTAATACCTAACTCAAATTACTCTTGCTGCTTGACTTTGCTGTTTCGGACTTTACTTCCAAAGAAGATGCCGCCGCACCGCCTGCGGTAAACTTACCCGTTTCAACATTAAATGCTCCTTTTATTCCATCACCACGCCCACCAATCGTAATAGAATTCGTGACATTCGCTCCTGCATCACCGCCTGTGCTTCCAACGGAAATTGCACATTTGCGCTGCACCGCCGGGTAAGACGGCCCCGAACCTTTGATTCTTACACGTACATAAGATGATACCGCCTTGCTGCCTGTTGGCAATGTGTCAATCAAGTTGTTAAACCAATCAACAAGATCCGTGTCGTCTTGGTCAATGTCCTGCATTTCAACAGGGATTGACGGCGTATAAGACTTTATATCTGTCGTGCCGTTTTCCTGATTAATCCACTGCTCTGTTTCTTCCTCAGCGTTGAATTCTTCTGTCAGGGAAGCAATGCCATCGCCTAACAGGTGATAGTCTGCATCTGTAAGCGTTTTGCTCATGTTAATGTCTACAAAATGCTGTAATTCATGTCGTTTCACTTTTATGCCCCTTTCTTTCTATATTCCATTACCACATTCGATACATAGACAGTTGCTTTGTCACCCTCGACTTCTTCCACGTCTGGGAATGTACCACCTGCAGTAATCTTTGTTATTGTCCTGTTTTTTGTCAATCGTGGAAGATTTTCTATATCTTCCATCCACCCAGTAATGTTGTCTACAACCGCCTGTGCATTTATCATTTGACTGTTTGTTGTCGGAAAGCTCTGATATAAAATCCGTATTGCAAGTTCTGCGGTAAATCCGCCTGCAATATCCCATTTTTTTATACTTCCTCCGATTGTCGATATGCTTACGCACTTCCCAACTTCCAATGCGTTATACTTAATCTTTGCGTCCTTCGGGATATACGGACACTCCGCAATCAGTTCCAGCAGCATTTCCCCGACTTTATCATATTCCGTTTTGGATAATCTTTCTTTGATTTCTTCTGCCATATTATTTCCTCACAAAACTTATTGGAATTGTGCATGTTTGGGTTGATTGTTCAGATATAAGCCCGTCTAATATTTCACGAATTATATTTTCATCTGCCCTAATTTCTGGCATTTCTGATACGCTCCCCATGTACAGATAATCTCTCGGAAACTCTGTAAAATCCGTCAATGGACTATCGCCTTTGCGATTGGACTTTTTAAGCTGTTCACTGTAATCTCTTGCTATATCCGTTTTTGACAGGCATTCTTTGATTTCTTTGGGCATAGGCTACTCTCCCACTTTCTTAAATCCCTGCAAATCAGATATACCAATAGACCCATCTTCACAACCGTGTGGCATATCGCCTTTGTCGGTAGGAAAAAGAGGAAGTATCAAGCTGTTTCTTGAAATCTTTTTAACAGCTTCATCTTCCGTGCATGGTTTCCCGAAAACAAAAACTTTTCCACATAATCGGCATTTGTAAGTCCTTATGTATTCAGCCATTATCTTCCTCCAATCTCAAACCTCGGTATCAGCGTATAAACGGCTTAATCCGCTGTGTAATCCTCAATCACAACATCAATACCGTACTCAATGGCGCAAGTGTTCTCGATCTTACAGCCCCTTGCTTCTTCCCAGCCTTTAGCAAAGAAAGCCACATCAGCCGTAGACAGCAGTTCAAGGCTCTTGCCGAGAAACCACAGCGGTCTTGCGTCTGCTGGTGCGCTCTGAAAGAAAGAATCAATAACTTCTACCGGCTCGCCCAGCTTTTTCTCTGCGCTCTTGATTGCCTTTTCTCTTACCGCCAAAATTTCCTCATCTGTTTTGTCTTTCATTGGTTGTGAAATAAATAATTTCTTCATGCTTTTATCTTCCTCCTATTTCAAATCTTGGTATTAAGGTATAAACGTCCGCCGCATCAACGCTGAACGCATAGCCATGTTACAATCCGCCTACTTGGAAATGCGGAATCAAATCAAGCTGTGCAAAGCTATTCAAAGAATACACATATCCATAATTCTTTTTCATGTACTCAAAGAAATTACCGTTGTAAAGTTCACTTGTACTGCTTTCTATCAATCCAGTAGGGGGTTCAATGTCAAGGTTAAGTCCTTCTCGCTTTACGATAACAAAGAAATCACCGCCAGTATTCAAAGTGAAGTATTCAAGCATTTCTTCAGTTGTCAGCTTTTCCCACTTTTTAGGGTCTTTGAATGGCTTTGGAAGTGTTTTGTCATTTTTGATTTTTAACAGACAAGTACTTACATTTTCTTTTCCTGCCCTGGTCTGGTTTTCTTCCTGCGTGAACTCTATCCGCACATTGTCAAACCGTGTGCCGAAATATGTTTCCGTTTCCATCAGTCCGTTTATGTACCGATTATAGACAACCACGCTGTCAACATAGCCTATTCCCACGCAAGCACCCCATTTCTGCAAATAAAAAACTACCAACTGGATAGCTGATAGTTTCTGAATTTCTGTTTCCGTTTTTTATTCTGCAATAATATCATCAAAGATAATAGGTAGTTTCTTTTTAAGTTCTGCCAAAAGAGGAATCGTGACTTCTCTCATTTGAGGGTGCGCCGCCTTTGCTGTTCTTAATTTGAAGAAGTTGCGCCACTCTCTGTAATTTGCAGTGATGGTGATTTCTGTCTTTGTGCTGTTCGGCAATACAGAACGTGCCTCCTGCGGTGTTACTCCACTGTCTAACAGACTGAAATAGTGCGCTTCTGCGCTTTCCATTGCATGTTTCCAAAAAGTGTAAGAATCAGACAGCGGAGAGAAAAAACAAGGCTCAATAACTGTAATCTCTTTTCCAAACTTATCTTTGCTGTAATTGCAGTACCGTGTGCTTTCCTGTGCAAAAGAAGCTATCCTGTGCCGCACAAGTTCATGTGATACCCCTCTGTCAACAATAAATTTGACCGACAAAGAGGAATGCTCAATCATGGCTTCATGCCCTCTGTCAATCAGCATCTTAACGAATTTCCTTGCTGATTCTCCATCCTCTGTGATTTTGTCCTCGGACTTGTAGCACACACGCCCGATTTTCTCAATGTGCTGTAATTCCGCAATGCCGCCCTCGGAAATTGCTGTTAAAATCTCATATCCTGCTTTGATAATTTTCATTTCCCTATCCTCCGATAATTTATTTGATATAAATATTTTATCACGATAGAAGAGATGATTTGTACCAAGATAAACGCCACAGAACCCCACAAACTATCAGCTATTCAGTTGTCAATGTGCAATTCTTTTTAGCTTTCCTCCGGCTCCGTTGGCTTTTCCACCGGCTTATCCTCCGGCGGTCTGCTTATCGGGGCATTGCGGCGTGGGTAGGGGATTCCGGCATACAGAAGATTCACACCGTTGGAATCCGGCACAAGTGACAGATATTCCCTCACAGTGTCACGATATAGCCGCTCCTGCGCCGCCTTGTCCGATAAAACAGCGTCAATCAATGTGCTACCGCTCTCTGCTTTCGCCGTGTACGATATGGATTCACTGCCGGAGGAAACAGAAGACACCACTTTCCCCCGGAACACGCCGGATTCGTCCATTATGTACCCTTGTCCCTCTGATACCCGTTTGTTTGCCGCTTCAATCTGCCCGGCAATCCAGGTCAGCTTGCAGACGCACCGCCGGACAGCTTCTACATCGTCCTCGTTGGTGGGAAATGCGAATTTCAGCTTATTCAGCGTGAGTGCGTCCACCCGGCGGAAGGCTTCCCATGACAGCCGCTTAAAGTCGGTTTCCGGCATGGAATCCTCGCCGTATATGCTTTTGTAGTAGTCGTAGGTTACATATCCCATGGGCTACTCTCCTAACTCCACGCCCTCCATGACTGCCCTTGCTTCAAGCACGGCGATATAGTCGGTCATTGCCCGAACTTGCATATTGTATGTGCTTCTCGGACAGGTAGGTGTGAAATTCAGTTCGCCGTTATCCCACTTCTGCAACATAGCTGCCAGCTTCTGATAGCGGATAACCACCTGCTGATACTCTGCTTTAAAACGCTCCTTGTAATCCGCACTGTTCATCATTTCAACTGTTTCTTTTAATTCCATAGTTATATCCTCCAATTTTGATATTATGGTTTCCGGCATGAAATACTTTACATATCTCATGCCGGTTTGCTCCTTATGACAGCTTCGTACTCTTTGCTCTTGTCGTGCCGCCAGATTCCCCGCCGGTTTCGCTTGCACTTGCCGCGCCCGGTTTCTTGCTAAAGAAAATCAGGTCAGGCATAACAACCTTACAGCCATAATGGAAGAACATACCGATTGCATACGCATTTGATAATTCAATCTGCTTTGCCTGGTATTCGTCTGCCATAACCGGCTCTGCAATTGCCCCGGTACACATAGCGATAATTTCAACACCCTCTGGCTGATGAACATTGGAGTAAATCCATGCACCGTGATACCGCCCGAACTCCGCAACGTCCGTCTTGATATTGGCGTTGCCTTTGGTGTCGATATAGTCCCGCATTTCCTCGTAGGCTTCCGGGGACAGAACCACATGAATGTCCTCTTTCTCAATTCCGTCAACAAACTCATTCTTTTGGGTATGCAACTTCATTACAACTGCCGTTACCCGGTCTTTGATGGTATCGCCGGACACTGTTACCTCTGTACCGCCAGCAACAGTCCCAACAGTTCCGTCACTCTCTTTGCGCTTTCCGACAGCCACAAGAAAGAAATTCTCGTCAAGCTCCCGAACCATAGCACGGGTAATAGCTGTGCGCCTTTCGGACAGCAAGCCGGGGATTCCGCCAAGCCGGATATCCTTTTCCTCGTATTCCTCCATGATTTCCTTGTCGATGTCGATATCAACGGCAACTTCAAATCCTCTGCCGGGCTTGCCTTTCCTTGCCTTCCTTGCCGTGCCGTATTCCTCGGACTTCGCAGAAGCAAATCTTTTCGCCACAAGCGTTCCTGCCTGCGGGTCGCCGGATAATCTCTGATTTTTGAAAAGGCTCGAAATCGTCCGTCTGCCGACATTCTCAATAATGCCTTTGTACTCCTCTGCAAGTTTCAGCTTTCCATCTTCGGTTCCTGCCAAATCGGAAAGTTTTACAAGATTTAATGAATCAATAGCCATTTTAATTTTCCTTTCTTTTCTGTTTGATTTAGAAAATCACAGGAGCCGGACTGGTATCTTTTGCCGGAGCCTGCTTCGGTTCAGACTTGTCCGTAAACTTCGGCGCACTTCCGGCAGCTTTCTCTTTGGCTTCGGCTTCTGCCTTTTCCGCTTCGGTCTGGTAGAAGTGATCTTTTTCATTCTCCTTCGCCAGATAGTCCGACAGCCCCATAAATGCGCCGTCCTTCCACTTCAAACCGTCCTCGCCCATGATTTCACGCATAAGCGAATCCCTGACGCGCCCCGATTCGATTTTCAGCTTGTCAAATTCGCCTTTGAGGTAATCCCGCTGGTCACGCTCCAAAATCTGCTTTGTAGCCATGTCCTGCGCTTCTTTTGCTGCCTGCTTATACTTCTGTATTTCCTCCGCCTGCTTCTCCGGGTCGATGTCCTTGAACTTCTCCAGGGTTTCATTCGCCGTGTCAAGCTGCCCTTTGTAATTGTCCCGGTCTGCTTCTGCTGCCGTCAGCTTCTTAGCCTGCTTGTCAAACTCTGCAATGGTCTTGTAGTTCTCCGTCACCGCAGCATTGACCGCCGCTTTCTGCTCGTCCGTAACCTCAATTCCTGCTTCTTTCAAAATCTGTTCAATGTTTTTCATGTGTCATATCCTCCTAACATGGTTTTTAACAGCGTGTCCGCTGTATGGATTTAGGCAGATGAACCACTGCCGGGGTAGCGGAGTATGAGAGAATCGAACTCCCACAACATTGCTGTTGGACGGCTTAGCAAGCCGCTGCGATACCATTACGCCAATACTCCATGTGAATGACTTGCACGATTGCCCCATACAAGCCACACGGTTTATCAGACCGCCGCTCTCCGCCTAAAGCGGTTACTGCTGTTCACATTAAATCACATGGGCAATATGTGATTTAAACGCCAACGGTAGGATTCGAACCCACAGACCTTTCGGCTCATCTGTTTTCAAGACAGCTTGCTTATAACCGTTTGCATACGTTGGCAAGGGAGTGCGCCCACCCACAAGGGGGCAGACGCTTGATAGGGAAATGTTGCACCTGCGCCATAGACCACCTGCAAGCAGACAGCATAACCACAAGCGCAAATGCACCCGTGCGGAATCGAACCGCCATCATATCCAGACCAGCCCATTACTGACGGATGCACCCTCTTAGGAGGGTTAGGAAATTTATCGAAAATTAGATGATGTCAAAATAAAAAAGACACCTCCACATAAGCAGAGATGCCTTGCAAATCTGCCCGTAACTTTTTCAGGTTAGCGACTGAATCCGATTATCAGCCGGTTATTTATTATATTGTACCGCAGTTTTGCTGGGTAGTTGTACCAAGTTAAAGACTTGCAAAGTATCTTTTTCCCACTTCGTCCCAAAATACTTTTTCTGTATATCTCCATGCCTCCCCAAATGATAGAGGAAAAATATCTTTAACCTGCCGGATGTATTCATCCAAACATCTAGGACGCAATCCTTCGATTCTTCCAGCCAGTATCTGCTCATACAAAAACTTTAATTCCTCGTCTGAAACATTTTTAAATAATTCTTCCATTCCCATATCCTCCCTTTTGCGGTTTCTGACAGGGAAAAGCTCCCCTATCAGAGTTATTTTGTTTTCGACAGGGCAGTGACCGCATACTCCTGTCTAGCTAGGAATGACCTAACAGCATAGCAAGAGCAGGAATTGAACCTGCGTTTTGTCCAAATGCTGAACCCAACATGCCTGATTGCTCCACGTTCGGAGTCAGGGCTATCTTGCCTTTGTCCATTTTATGTCTGCAAGGACTGTACAGTTCCGAAGATGCGTTCCCTAATTTTCATACTCTGCAAAACAGAACAATCCAGAAAGTTCATTCATCTTGTACGGATTGATTATATAATACTATGCTTTCCCAAATTATTTGTACCAAGTTATACGCAAAAGAGCGGCATCACTGCCGCCCCTTGTCGTGGGAGATTTTTTCAATCACAATTTTACCATCCACATAATCCACTGATACCGCCTTGTCCTCTTGCGTCACTCCTAACGCCTTTACCATTTCAGCCGGGAGACTGATTTTATAGTTAACCGAATTTTTACCGGCAGTCCCCCCAGCTTTTCCCATGATTATATTTCTTTCTACCATCTGCAATCCCCCTATCATTGGTTACCTATCTATATCATAAAATAATTGGTTACCAAATGCAAGAAAAATATTTTTGAAAATTTGCAAAAACCTATTGACTATTGGTTACCAATAACGTATAATTAGACTTATCAAATGAACGGAGGATATGGGAAATGACAATGTATAAAGCAATCGTTACAAATAAAATGAACGGAAGAAGAGTTGTTATTGAAAGCGAATACAATACAAAAGCTGAATTTATCCATGATTTAAGGGCAAACGGCTACGCTGTAAACCCTGTTAAAGTCAAGACCAAAGAGGTTTTTGAGTACATTATGGAGCACACCAACTGTAATCCGTGGGACTGGAAAGAAATAAAAGCAGTTCCGGCAGAATAACCACACCACCCACCCAGCGGGGTTGCGCCGGGAGAAAGAAGGGAAGATATGAAATATATTTATTCGCATAGCTTAAATGATATGGTCGTGGAATCGTTTTACTGGAACGGCAGGCATTATACATGGAATGATGCAGACTGCGTGTTCTATAACGACAAAAGCGATGAAGACTATTGGATGACGGTACCAGATGATGCCTATTGATTCCATCCCGTCCCTGCCGGTTAATGCAGGGAGAAAGTGAGAAGGATATGACAAGTGAATATGATATTTTAAAGAGACGAATTGAAGAGAAGGAAAGGCAATATGGCACAACATTTGGCGTAAGCCTTATATTTTCTACTGATGGAACAATTTCTGTTGGTGATTTCGATGAAAACAGGGAGATCACAATGGATGAATTATATGAATTGATTTCCAAATACTCTCAAATTGATTCTTTAGTTGAAAAGCTAACAAAGGAAACTAATATCGTATATTAATGCAATAATAGGCGGCAGGATAACACCTACCGCCCTTTTTCTTACATTTCTGCAATTTTTCTTGCCCAGTTCTGAATGATCTCCCTTTCCTCCCGGCAATCTGCATCCTTGAACATCTGTTTCATCATGCCATGCACGCCAGACATAAAATCTTCCAAAGCGTCAAGCATTCTGTTCTTCGTTCCATCATCCCGGCTGTTGGAATATTCCATCTTCCGGCTCCTGTACTCGTCCATATCGGTATCATCACCGGACAGACGGGAATAGTGGCTCGGGCGGTGCATATATTCCCCGGTGCGCTGGTTGCGTCCTCTGCGGTAAGAATTGCCATTATCGTAATCGTTGGAGTAGTTCCCCTCCCGGCTGTAATCACCGTTACGGGAATAGCCGCCACGCTCCCGGCTGTAATCCTCCATATCCCGGCTATATCCGTCCCTGGAATACTCGCCGCTGTCCTGCATCATCTCAATTTTATCCACGCCCTTCATGATTTCCACCAGCTTATAGGCGTTGTCCAGGTTGGAAGAAGTCAAGCCTTTTTCCTCAATCGCTTTTAACTCTTTTTCTGCGTTTTCTCTCAATTTATGCATAGCTTAGCCCTCCCTTACTGCAATCAGGTTAGCGTTCTGCACCTGAATAGCCTGTGTGGACGTGTTCTCGACTGCCACGGTTGTACAGCACCCTCTCGGCACGTCTATGTATGCTTGTGCGGACACGTTGAAGAAGTTCTCCACTGCCGCCGGGGTTACAATCATGCGGGTAGACTGCAAAGGCTCTCCGTCAACTGCAATCGCTACGGAGATAGCTTCTACCGTCCCGCCTGTCGGAATTTGGATATTTCCCGAAAAGCTGACAAGGAATCTCGCTTTGCAGTTATTGGTAAGACCTCTTAACTTTACAATTCCGCTACCCTCTCTGTGCTGAATACAGTTTGAACCGCACACGGGGGTTTCGGTTAATACAACATTCTGCCCTGCGTCTACGGTCTGCAAGGCAATTCCAGTATATTCTGCCATGTTATTTTCCTCCAAATAAAAAAACTACCAACTGGATAGCTGATAGTTTCTAAGTTTCTGTTATGCAATTAGTTGTCTGAAAATTCTTATAAGCACATCTTTGACAATAGAGTTTCCTGCTTGCTTATAAAGCTGTGAATTACTATTCACCTTTTCTGCTTTTTGGAAATCAATGTCAGAAAACCCCATAAGGCGCCAACATTCATTTGCGGTAAATAATCGGATTCTGTCACCTTCAATAATCCCATAGCTTCCATTGTGACTTGATGAGGTGCAACTATCTGTTGTCAGAGTACCGCACATATTATTTTCCGCAATCCGCATTTCCCTTGTTTTAACAACAATCACATCTTGAAAAATCATTTTTTGCTTGCCTATATCAGAAATAAATTTATTTGCCTTTTCGTTTTTGATATAATGTTTTTTCTCTTCACTTTCAATTAAGTAATCCGTTGTTTTTATTTTTAAAGGAATTTTACAAGGAAATTTAAAATGCCAATTTCCTAAAATACTTACCATAAAACACCTTTGGCGATTTTGCTTTACTCCGTAATCTTTAGCGTTCAAATCTTTCCAATGATTTGAATATCCTTTACTTTCAAGAAATTCTATCCACTTTTGAAAGTCATTCATATTGATTTGACTATGGACTTGTGGAACATTCTCCATAATCAAAACTTGTGGTAAGTTTTTAACCTCATTTAGCAACCTTTCCACTTCCCATAACAAACCAGACCTTGTGCCACTGCCTTGTGCCATTCCTTTTTGCTTGCCGGCTACCGATAAATCTTGGCAAGGGAAAGAATACGTCATTAGATAACAGTATTTATCCGTGCTGGTTATTCCCAAATCTGCTCCACTTATCTTGGTAATATCTATTGCCGGAAAATCCGTTCCGTGAATAGCATTATAACTTGCAATCGCAAATTTATCAAATTCCACTACTCTGTGATGTTCAAAATCTGCCCCCAAATCCCGCAATGCCATTGCCTGACTTCCAATTCCTGCAAATAACTCTATCAATCGAATAGGTTTGTCTATACGGAATTTTGGAAGTGTAATATCAAAAATGTTTAACTGTTCAAATTCTTCCATATCACATAGCCTTTCTGTGCGCCTATTGAAATTTGTGGCAGGCAGTAGGCTTTCTGCTTTTCGGGTGCGCTCCCTAGCCACATATATATTTTCTCACAGATTAGCATTTCTGTTGTACCATTCTTAACCGCCACAGAAACCCACAAACTATCAGCTATTCAGTTGTCAATGTCCAGTTAATCGCAAAAGGACAGAATCAATGTTCTGCCCTCCCACGTTGTAATAACGGCTTATGCCGAACATTTCCGATGTTTCACGGAAAAGATACTCTTTTTTCAGTTTTTAGCAGTTGCCGCACTGATTGCAGTTACCGCCCCAACCGCCGCCGTTGAACTGTCCGCAACAATTTGTCGGGAAAGTAACAGGCGTACTCGGCTGAACTACCACGGCATTAACCGGATAATCCTTGCCAAGCCTGCGAATGAGTTCCGCTGTCTGTGCTTCGTTATTCGCCGTCAGATAAGCATTCTGCTGATAGATGTTCTGAGCCGTTCTAAGAGACTGCACCTCTGCCAGCGCCGCCTGATATTTGTCATTCAATCCGTTGTACTCCATCTGGCACAACTTGTCCAGAATTGCTCTGCCGGTGCTGTTCTGGGAATCAATGATATCCCTCGTGTTGCTGTTCATGGTGTTCTGCAACATGTTTGTCTGCATGGACATGTTATAGTTTACTTCCTGGATGGCAGAACGGATATCACAGCAGCACTGCGCCAACTGCGCACCCAAATTGCAGATCTGGGACTGTACGCCGTTGAATCCCTGCATCATGCCCATGTTGGTATTTGCGAATCCCTGCTGAATCGCATTATTAAGAGCATAACTTGCGTCACAAATGCCCTGCTGAATAGCATTGATGCCGCTCTGCAAATTATTGATGGCAAATCCGTCATTGATATCTGCCCTGGTAAGTGCGCCTTGAATGGCTGCTCCGTTTCCTCCGAATCCGCCGCCAAAGCCGCCGAATCCCCCATTTCCCCACCCGCAAAAAGCGAATAAGAAAAGGATAATGATCCACCATGCACCATCGCCGCCCCATCCAAAACCACCGCCATTATTGCCGGTATTTGCAGGCTGTACAGGCATAGTCATAGGTACTCCACCTGAATCCATCATAATTACCTCCGAAAATTTTATTTATACTAAATCTGCGCAGATTTTTGTATCACTTTGAATTGTTTGCGCCGGGGAACTTACCAAGAAGCTGCTGAAACTGTGTGGCCTGTCCCTGCAAGGCGTTATACTGTTCCTGCGTCATCTGACCAGAATTAAGAAGTTTCTGTACTTCCTCCTGTGGATTTCCCTTGAATCCATTTGCAAACTGAATAAACTGCTGAATCATTGCAAAGGGCCCGCCGCCCATGTTGGCCATATTTCCACCCATTGCCTGAAAAATCGGATTACTCATTAGAATCCCCTCCCTTATTTCTTGATTTATTTCCTGTCGCCGCTGGCTTTCTGGTATCCTCGGAAGCCACAACAGGGGTATGAAAGCTGTCCAGCTTCTCCATTATCTCTGCGTATTGCGTCCGTAGAGCGTCATATTCTTGCCTGGTGACGTATTTATCATCTAAGTTTGTTTGTGCGCTCTGTGCGGCTTGTGATGCATTCTGGGATACCTCTGAATACTCAAATACTCTAAGGCTTGGCATACCGGCATTGTCCGTGGACTTGAGGTAAAACCGGCTCCCCTCTGAATCCATCAAAAGAACGGTTGTATTCGGCGCCACCAGATAGGACTTTGCCCCCGCCTCACCCTGCACCCACAAAAGACCCTGATTAGTCTGCGGCGGTTGCGCCGGTTGCTGCATTGGCTGATTCATTTGATATTGCTGCGCCTGCAACTGCGCCAGTCTGTCCATAGGCGGCTGCACCTGCGCCGGATATTGGTACTGATATGGTTGGTATTGATTTAGATATGCCATCTGAACGCCCTCCGATTTATTTCTATGGGTAAATTTTCGCATAAAAATAGAGGATTTCCCATACTCGGAAAACCCTCGTTTATGTTGCGTTTTTTATTCAATTATTCGCCGTATTTATCGCGGTATTTCTTAAAAAATGCTTCTTTAAGCGGCAATACCTTTATAATCTTTTCGGTGACGGATTCGGAAAGTTTATTGATTTTAGTCATGCAATATCCCATTTTCCCGGCGATTTCTTCAAAACTCATTCCATCGCCTTCATTCCTCAAATCAAAGAACATGGATTCGTCCGGCGTGAAATTACACTCATTTCTAAAAAGTTCCAATTCCCATTTAACAAATCCTTCAACTTCTTTTTCTTTCTTCTTCCTCATGCCACCGCTACTTTCTTTTCTTCTTAGTTCCCCTGGTTCTGCCCTTCTTCTTGCTTCTTATCTTCTGTCCCATTATGCACATCACCTTCAATCTCTTTGTTGTAGTAATTGTATCCTTCGCCGTCCTGTGATACATAGTCATAGGACTGGAACACATACAACCAAGCCATATTTGTTCCGACAAGCAGAATAATTAAAAGAACAATCACTATCCACATTGCTTTAAGTTGCTTAACCAGTGCGCCTAATGCATCTGTTGCACTGTTTTCTTTTTCCTTCACATTATCCCTATTTTCCATATCTTCCCTTAACCTTTCCATAAAAATCACATACACATTGGCCGACAAACGGAAGAAACCACTCTTTCATTAGCATAAAAACCAAAATCGAAACTTCGCTAAGCATCGCCAATGAGCCTATTATTACTGGAATTTCCATTCTCCAATCCTCCGCTAATGATACAAACTTTCAATGAAATTCCGCAATTTATCCTGATATGCAGAATATCTATCGTCCTTTAGCCTTTCTTCAATCTGTTCTTTTGTCGCTGGCATAAAATCATCATCTCCATTACCAGCAAGGCAATTTCCAGAATTTCGGCAAATACAACATTTATCAACGCAATCTGGTGCTATTTTCATAATATACCTCCGCTCTGTATTTCCCTCATTATAGCAATTTTATAGAGGGGTTGCAATCAGTCTTTCATCATTTTTACTACTGCATTTGCAATAACCTTAGAATCAATACTGATATTTACTTTCTGTCGGTCAGTAAATCTAATTTGCCAAGGCTTTACAAAATGAATGCTTCCGTCTTCATACTCAACAACAGCGGATAGAATATCACCTTCGTCTGTAGTATCGACATTCCACCTATGGAAATAGGCATTATGTTCTTCTTTTTCTTCTTTAATTCCTAATAGTCCAACAACTATATCCCTGACAATGGTTACTTTGCAAGGTCTTAAATCTCCAAGACTTCGGGCAGATTCCAATAGGGCAATCACGCTTTCGGTAGTCCACTTAATTTCCCTTTCCTTGCTCCATTCCCTTATATCTTTAATTATCTCTTTTTCGTTTATCATTTTTACCTATCCCATCTCCCAAAAATAAATCACGCTCTTCCCAGACGAATCCCAAGTATCATAGAACAGACCGTCTACCACCGTCACCACATGACCGTCAAGACCCAAAACGTATGTACCATGTGGAAAGTTGCAACAGAATTTATACACGTCCATAGGGTAATCCGGCTCATATCGCACATAGCCGTTGTCTGCCAGGTATTCGCCCCACACCTTATTTGCCGACAGAACGTCCTTTTGACGGTACGCAATCTGTACAAGGTCGTCAAATACTTCATTCCATGTGCGGTTTGTGGCTTTACAGCACGCACGAATGGCGCAATCGCCGACACGCCTTTCCTTGGGATTAGGATTGTATTCTACCCACCTATTCATACAAACTATCCTCAATCATGCGACAACCCTCTACCTCACCGCCCATCATCTTTTTCAGCTTTTCAAGATTGCGAATTACCACATCGACACTTGCGGCATTCTCAAACGTGAGCACAATATCTTCCTCACTGGCAGAAAAATTCTCTGTTGACTTTTCGCCGCCGACTACGCCAGTACCTTTTCCGTTTTGCAAAATGAGACATCCTTTTTCAAAATCACCATCCACAGATGGAGTAATCAGCACGTTTCCTTTTCCAAATTCAGCTACTACCATTTTATCTCCTTTCTTCCCTACCTCCTACCACAATTTTACAACAGATTCGGGCGGGGGTTGTACCAATTATTCAGAAGCAATTCCGGCAATAATATCATACTTCCTCGCCTTTTCTTCCATAGTTTCAAATTCCTGTTGCTCCATGAAATATATTGCTTGGCTCGCAATCTTCTGATTCACTTCCTCAATTTCTCCACGCATATCAATCTTATTGATTTTCAGTTTTTCAATAACCGCCAGTTCCTTTTTGCATTGATAATATAAAAGTTCACTTTCCTCTGGTCTACCAGAATCCTCCAGTCGTTTTATTTCTCTTTCCAATAATTTTTCTGATATTAACTGCATTGACATATTATGATTTCTCCTTCCTATATCTTCTTGTCCCTGCATTACTCCGCTTTGTCTGCTCCCTGCCGAAATCAGCTACCTTTATGCGGTCATTGCTTCTGATTTCCCACATATAGCCGCTCTTGGTCGATATGCAATCCGTTTTGTTTGCAAAAACTCTCATACTCCCCAAACTGCCTATCAAACAATGCTTTAACTTCTGATAACTCCTCTTTCATAGCAGAAATAGCGTTTTCATCATGCAGAATTTTGATAGAGTGCTTAATATTATACATTCGCTTCTTAGTATCTCTAATGCGCCGCTCCATTTCCCGCTGTTTCTGAAACAAGTCATATTTCTGCCTGTTTTCCTCATTGTCATAGTCCTTGTATGGGTTGCTGTTTCCGGGATAGTGCATATGCATTGTGTGTCGGCAATTCGCGCCGCATAGCCCCGTAACCGTTCCGTACCCGGTAACTTCCACCAAATCAGGGTATTTTTTCTGTCTCTTGAATCGTTGAAAAAAATCTTTTATCTTACCCAAAATATTCTTTTTGGGTTCTTCGTACCCCATCTTTTCTAATAATGAATCAGATATAGAATATATTTTTCCTTGCCAGCTCTGGTGGTTCGCCGGCTCCTCTTTGTCAGTATATCTTGCCCCAATATGGCTACTAACAAGAACCGTTCTTAATCCTGCATTGGCACATTCTGTCAATGTTATTTCTGCATTGGCTTGATTGATTCCAGTTAGCACGCACATTCTAACAGCGGCTTCAACGGTCATTTTTCTGCCACCCTTATACACAACATGCGTTCCGTATTTTGATACTTCTGTTATAGCTTCTCTGATAGCCGTGTTTCTGTCAACTCCATGCGTGGCTTTCCACCATGCCGCATCACAAGACTTATTAAACTGCTGGTTAAGGTCTGACGCTGTTGTCCTTGTCAAGTTGCGGATTTCTCCCTTTGTCCGCTTATATGCCGCATCCAACAGCTTCTTTTCACTTTCTGTCAGATTTTCAAGGCGTGGGGCTTTGCCGACAAAATCCTTTAATTCCTTGTCAGATTCCACCATATCAGCCACGGATTTATTTATATCCTCGTTGATTTCATATCCAGCTTTTAAAAATGCTTCACGGATTTTACTTTCAACACCCGGTAATCTCTTTCTTATTTCCTTTTCAATATCTGACACCAGTATGCCTGATTGCTCGTTTAGAAGCTTCAATCTCTGCACATTGGACGGAATAATCTTTATTTCGCCCTCTGACTCAAAGAGGTTGACAACAGAGTCAATGACCTTGTTTGTCAGGTACATATTAAATTCAGATGCGGCGGCGTGGCTACTTTCCACTAATTCATTGAGATATTCTGGGGTAAACATCAGCTTTTTTCCTCGTCAGGCTTAAAATATTCCTCCATCTGCTCTTTGCTCGTATTCTTGCACATATCCCACGCCTTATCAAAAACGGGTTTAGTTGCCTTTACAAACCTGTGCAGGAGCAATTTTGTTTGTATTACCGTCATTCCCCTTGCTTCAATCTCTTTTTTTGCTCCTCTGTAAATGCTAAAACCATTCCCCTACTCCTTTCCTGCTGTCCTCTTGACTAAATCTCTATTTCTCCATTCTCGCTTTTTCCGTAAAATGGGCACGAATAATTTCCTGTAGGAGTAAAGCAATAATCAAGTTCTTCTAGTTCGTCATCTTCTTGATAAAATGGACATGGTTTGCAATGTTCACGATTGAATTCTTCTGGAAATTGAAAACCATCGGGAAAATTAAAAATTACTGTTCTTTTCATAGTTTTAATCCTTTCTAAATCCATTTTTCGCCGCTTCAACAATCGCTTCTTTCTCATGCTCTGCTGTATATCTCGCCCAATCACGCACAGCATCCGGGTTTTGATAATGCAATAGGCGTGTGGTTGGCACTTTCTCCACTCCCGGTCTGCTCCAAAATCCATAATCTGGCTTGTAAAATGCTCCTTTCCCGGTCTTTGGGTCTGCATACATGATTCCTGTATGCTGATAATGCCCATATGGTACGCCGTTCGGATTATAAGCATATATAACGCCCCTTTCTCCGTTTGTCCTATTAAATCGCTCAATATCCGCCCGTAATGCGCCGCCATCTTCACCGGGAACGTGTTGGAGCATTCGGGTAAGAAATTCATTGTCCAGAGCGTCCTGCGCCTTATCCAGCTTGATTCCGAATCGCGTCATATTGATATTTACGGACACGCCGCCCTCATTAACATTGATATTCAGTTTTTTGAATAGGTTTTTGAAATAATTCTTGCTGATTGCCAAATCATCACGCCCTTTCAACATTCCCTATGTGCTGTCTGATTCTCATAATAAACCAATCCCACCATCAAATGTTCCGCCTTTAGAAAATGGCGGCAATTTCGGAATAGAATATATTTTATTTTCAACTCTATCCTTCATCATATGATACAGTTCCAAATATTTCTCTGCCGGAAGCTGTAACAATGATTCGTGCATTACTGCAATATCCACTTTGCAAGGCTCCGTTCCTGACTGTGCTGTTATTGATACAATATTACTTTTCATGCTTTTCCTCCTAACACTTATCCCTGCAATGATACACCCTGCGCCTACTTACAATCATAGCAGGATTGTTGGCTTTAGAGTACCATTTTGGCGGTCGGCGCAATAGTCGCTTGTGTTCCTCGATTTTCTTATTGGCTTCATCAAATGCCTTTCGTAATGCTTCTGCCAGCTTTTCCATTTTTTCAGAAATGTCGCCCCATACTTCCACTAATTTTTCAGCAAATTCTTGTAATGTCATCTTCTACTCCTCCCCAAACAACCCCTCTTTCGGCTCATTCTTTCTTGCGCTTTGGATAAGATTTATTAAGTTATCCATAGGGACTTTTAGCACAAGTTCATCCGCTTCTACCCATGCAAGGGTTGTGTTATTGTCCAAAAATCTTATGCTATACTCGTCCCTATCTTCAAATTCTTCGTGTATATCATTTTTAAAATGTTCTTCCATGTACTCCTTGTATGTATACTCAATAACAGCTTCACGATTGAAAAAATAATCGTCAATATAATTTTCAATCCTTATTCCGTTTGTGCCACATACAAGTTTTTGTGAAATTTCATGCTTTTTACAGATTACAATATCGCCTTTTTTAAATGTTGTCATTTTCTTACTCTCCTCCAAATAATCCACTTTCCTGCGGCTCATTCTCGCTCTTGGCTTCTGCCACAATATCCCGCGCCTCTTTTTCCGTGAACCCTTCATTATGCACCAGATAGTACCACTTAGGATAAAACCCCTTGTCTGTCAGCAGCAACGCCCTTGACCTGTCTTCCTCTGCATTTCTCGTGAGGTCTGCAAAGTCAGCATATATTTCATAGTTCCCAAACTCACTAGGAGCCGATTCTCCGTTGATAACAGCCATAGCGTCCATTATATAGGCTATGTCATGAATCGCCCCTATACGCCCGTCTCCGTTGCTGTCAGGGCATGATAGAATGTCCCGGTAATCTCCAACCGTGTTAATTGTGCGCCGTTCCGTTGCTTCTACCTGGGTGGCAGTAGCAACGGAAATCGTCTGACCGTTAAAGACAAAATATCCTGGGTCAAACCCGGTCTTGTAAGAAATAATAGAGAGAAGGAAATTTATTCCGTCTGTTCGGCTCGCAACTTGGAGCGTCGGCTGCCACTGCTCAAATGGCTTATCTGTCATATCGTCCAGCCCGGTCTTGAGTACCATTCTAGGAAGTTCAATTCCGTTCGCTTCTGCATACTGTATTGCAGACTGCCCAACAATCATTTTCGGTTCGGAGTCCTCTGTTTCCACCCCCAGTGTTGACATTGCGATATCCAGCCATCGCAGCTCCTCTATGCACTCCGAAAAGCATGATACCCCCAATGGGCTGTCCGGGTCTACGGTGTTGCTGTATGGGTTCTTTATGTACACAAATAAAGGTTTTTCAAGGTTTTCTGCTGTAAACTCTGGAACAATATCTGCCCATTTGGTGTTTTTTAGGTCTATCGGTCTACCGATTTCGTCCTGGTTATCAGAAACAAACGCTTTGTTGGAAACTCTGTACGCTCTCACAGACACGCTCTCCCCGGCTTCGTCCCGGCGTTCGCCGTCCTCAAACCTGTGCCATTCTGCCCGTGTGTAGAATTTCTTTTCTTTCTGGTAGTATGAGAAAAATATCGCCCCGGTCACTTCCCCATTACTGTCAAATTCAGTCACAAGAAATCTGTCTGGCGGTATGTAGTCCATGCCTTTCCCGTTCCACTTCGCCATAGATCCACCCAACATAATCACATCTTGCATAATCCGCTGAGCATTTTTCAGGAAATAATCATCGATGGATTTCTGGATTCTCTTGGCGGTTTCCCCAGTTCCATATTTTGACTGCACCTTGATGTCAATATTCTGTGTAATCAGCTTAGACAGCTCCCTGGCTACAGTATTTGAAAAGCGGATTGTCCGGGTATCGCCCTTTACCCACGGTGGCTTACCACTCTCCAACTGCCCCCACAGCTTGATGGCAGCGTCCATCTCCGGCGACAGGTACGTTTCCACACCGAAAGCCTTTTCATCGTCCGTTTTAAACAGCATTTTGAATTTCTCCTTTATCCATGAAATTAAGCCCATGTTATACTCACCTTACCACTTGATTGTAAAATACGATTCGTTGTACTGACTGCCAGTGTGTACCTCATATCCCAGTTGCCGCATATAGTTAGCTGTTGGGTGGCTTATTGTGCCGTCTAAGGCAATATTGTTGTCGCCTTTACTTATAGCTTTCTCAATCTCATGTTCGATTCTTTTAAGCTCACACTCAACACCATTATTCTTTACTGCTTCTGTCTTTCCTCTTGCTTCTGTTGCTGAAATCATATCTATTCTCCTTTATCCATGTTATCAGTCCCATTTAATTAATCCCTTTTTTATTTTTTTCAATACAGCTTTCGCACATTGGAATTTCGTCAATTCCCCTGATTTGGTTTAAATTGCTTGTATCTCCAATTATGCGTTTGGGAACAATTATAAATATCATTGTGTTATTTCCACATATTTCACATTTTTGCGCCCTCATTCAATCACCTGTTATTCGTCTTTTTTGATACGATACTTTTTGATAATATAATCAAGAAACTCACTGTAAATAACTCTTGATGCTTTTCCGATTTTCACCATAATACCAGATTCCTTTGCAATCTCCATAACTGTATTAATTCCAAGATTGCTCCTTTTCGCTGTCTGCTCATAGGTGAGTAATTCTCCATGGTCATCTCTGTATATTGCTTCATTCATTCAATCACCGCCCCTCTCATATTCTTTCAATCAGCTAAATAGCCAATCATCAAACCCATAATAATTTTTGCTTTTTGAGGTTAAAGTTATTTTTTCCTCAAATTCTTCTTTGCAGCTTTTCTTAGCCGCCCTTCGCATACCCTTGGAAGTCTGTTTTTTTATGTATCTTTTATACTTAGGGTCAACTAATCTATTTTTATGATACATTCCCATCATTTCACGTCCTTCCAATATTCTTCCAACTCCTGCACCTGCCGCAGTTCCCTTTTATTGTTCTTGTGTGTTCGATTCCCCTTGCATCACTCATGGTAATTATAAAAATTATTGTTTTACTTCATCAACTTTGATAATGTTTTGATACCAACTAAAAAACGGAACTCTGTATCCGACAACAGTAATTTTATATGTATTTCCCTCTTTCAACTGCCCTTGCACATTGGAACTGTTGAACTTCAAACGGATAAAACAGTCTGTATTCTCAAATACAAGAGAATTTCCGTTTTCATCATCAGCAAACACAATGTATTTTGATGATGTATGACTGTTTCCGTCACTGTCCTTTGAACTTTCCGTTATCCTGTCTTTTCCTGTGATTGTTACGGTATATTCCGTATCGTTGAAAGAAAATATTACCTCGCTCAATACAGCTATCAACAAAACAACTATTACAACTACAACAAAATTTATTTTTGATAATTTTCCCATCTTCAATCTCTCCTATTCTTTCAACACATTTTCGATCTATGGCTTGCGGTGTTCTTTGCCGTGGGTGATGGATTGGTTAAGGCTCATGGTAATCCTCCGGCAATGGTTGCCAAGCGATAATCCTTAATTGATTCCAACCGCTACTTCCATTAACAAATCCAGACCATTCTCCATTAAATGTATAAGAAATACCTTTTGTTTGAAATAGTCTGTCATATTCTCCATACCTGAAATATTCAAACCATACAAGCACATCAACGCCGTCCTCTGGCAATCTCTCCTTACACGGAATCCACCCGCCGCAATCCTCCGCTGACCGCTCCATATCTGCCAGCTTTGCGGATAAGGCTTCTATGGTGTCGGCAGCTTCCCTAAAACACTCTACTGCCAAAGAAATAGGCATATTATGTCCAATAGACAAATTGTTTTCTATTGTTCTCAATTCCTTTACCTGTTCGCTAATGCTCATTCTGTCAATCCTCGCTTTCGATTTCTACTAATGGACACCAATCCTGCCGTTCAAATTCTTTATTGCACATTGTTGGATTGTCATATCTGTCTGCTGCAACTAAACACGTTCCATTTGCTGTGCCAGAATAAAATGGACAATCAACGCAATTTTCTGGCATAAACATATCTTTTATTCCAATCATTTCCCTATCCTCTCCTTACCACATTGGCAGATGCTTTATGCTCTTTGATTCCATTCATCAATAGCTTGTTCTAACGTTTCATATGCGTTTTGGGTTGTAAATCCAGCCAGTACACACCTTGCATGGTCAAACATATCGTGATGTAATCCATAGCTTACAAACCCATTTGACAAGCACTCTTTTTTGATGATATGTATTTTCCCTCCACAAAACGGGCATTTTAATTCTTTCATATCTTTCCCTTTCTACCACATAGCCAAATTACAAAATTTCCACACTCACAGTTTCGCCCTTTAACCGGCAATTCGCAAGCCTATGATTCCACCTCTCAACAGCTTCCTCTGCTGTGTCATGCCATACTTGTACATCAGTTTTTTTCATATTTCCCTGCATGACATGATATTTCCCCTCATGCTCTGCAATATAAGGAGTGCCGGCGTATAATTTGCATTTATGTATAAGCACTTTTCCCATTACATAATCCTTTCTGTCACAGTCTAATACTTCCACCTCAACCGCCGCCGCAGGAATGTATAGCAATAATATCTGTCGCTATCCATGCAGTGGTCGAACTCCTTTATAACAGCGTCCTCCGGGCTTTCCATATCCCAAGAATATAGCCCGTACTCATTTATGGTCGCTTCGCAATCCTCATGATAGCTGATTATCCCTCTGTTTAGGAATGTGGTCTGCACCCGTATTCCGTCCAATACGTCATTTTCTGCACCCTTGGCAATGTACTTACTATGCTTCTTGATTGTTTCAATAAACGAAGCTGCGGACGGGTCAACGATGATAAAGGTCAATTTCCTATCCCCTATCAGCTTGCATATCTCCTGATAGTGTGTTTCATCATCACGCCGGATTCCAGTTTCTTTGCTGTCATAGTAGTATTCAGATTCCTTTTGCGCCCGTTTTCCATCAAACGCCCACAGTCCGGCCGCAAACGGGTTGACTGTTCCATAGTCCACAGACACAACCCATTCTTTTTCCCCAGTCATGTGCTTGTCTTTGACGTGCTTGTCCTCGTCAAACATGGAATAGACAAGCCCCTCTGCCACGCACCAGATACCCTCTATATACCGCTTGAAGAATACCCCCACATACATTCCCCAGTATCGTGCTTTTATGCGCTCTGACAGGGAAAGATTATCGTCCATGGTGAAATGCAGATATACAAGCCGCTTTTCCTCTGCCTTATCAATCCAATTTACCTTGAACCAGTGCCGGGGGCTGTCCGGGTTGCAGTTGAACCAATACTTGGAACCGTCCACCGAACACCGCCCGGTTGCCTGATTGACGAATGATTCCGGCATTAGGGCTACTTCATCAAAGAACATTCCGGCTAGTGTGATACCCTGAATCAAGTCCTGTGACCGCTCATCTTTTCCGCCGAATATGTAAAAGTAGTTGACCGTGTTCCCCTTGCTTACAATCAGCAGATTGTCGCTTCTCTTGTCTATCACGGTATACTTTCTGCTCGCAAGCATCAGTTTCAGCCAAAACAAAACGTTTCGCCGGAAGGAGCCGATTGTCTTCCCTGCCATACCAAAATTCTGCTGATTAAAGCTGTTCATAGCCCACAGCACATATGACAGGGACATGGACAGCGTTTTTCCGCTTCTGATTGCCCCATCTGCTATGATTCCGTCCATATCTTTGACTGGACTTGCAGGACACCACCAGGTCAGGACTTTCTTCTGCTTGGTGGAGAACGGCTTGAACTGGAAGCCTTGCTTCTTGACCTTTGCTTTCATGGCGGCGGCTCGTTTTGCTATGCCTTTGCGGATATTTTCTATTCGGGTGTTGATGTCGCTCAATCAGTGTCACTCCAATCAAATCTTTGTCCACAATTACTACAATAATTTGGTGCATAATGATTATCCATAACACCCGAATCATGCTTAACAATAACCCTTTTTCCGCACTCACAAACAAATCTACTCGTGTAGTCACTAAGATTTAATTCAAACTCCGGCTTCTTCCCCCTCTGCCTTTCCCTTGCCTCCCGGCATTCCTCGACTGTGCCGATTGCAATATATTCCTCTAATGCAGATACCACTAATGCATCTGCGCAATAGCATTTTCCATCTTTGTAACTTCCGCATTCGCCCTCACAGTTATCAAGGCATAATTCGTTATTATTTTTTAATGATTCAATCGCTTCCATAATCTCCATCTTCCTCTACCTCGCTTTCCTCCCACACTTCCGCTGCCGTTCCGTTCAGCGCGTCCATGAAGTTATCCTCTGCTTCTTCCTCCGGCTGGCTGTCCTTGACCTGGCTTTCCAGCTTCAGGAGTTCGATTTCAAGCTTCTGCTCATTGTCTATGTTCCACCCCTTAAAATTGTTCCGAAGGCTGAACTGTGCGCCGTTGGAGCCGTCCCGGTCAAATAGGCGGCTCTCGGCGTATTCCTCGATTCTGGTCTTCGCGCGTGTAATCGTGTTCATAAACTCTTTCTTTCCTTGATAATTCAACAAGGAAAGTCTTGTCGTAAATCCCAATGCCAACGCCAATCCCGTCACAGTCGGCGGTTTCGGTGCTTTTATCCAGCAAGGATAGCCATATTTATTGATTACCTGCTTTCCTTCATCATCAAGAAGCGGCTCACCCTCGCAGATTGCAAAGTACTGTTCAATTTTATCTTCTATTTCCTCCACACTCTTGTACTTTGGAGGTCTGCCAACGTTAGCCACTTTCTCTCACCTCAATCTGCAAATACTTCCAGCCCGTCATTCGCTCATTTCTTCCAATGCGGCTTCGGCTGCTTCTTTTGTGAGAAACCAAGTCTTTTCTAATGTTTTCATCGAAACGCTTATTGTTTCCAATGTTTCATTTATACGCAACATTGGGAAAATACCATTTCTCACAATATCAAATTTTGATACCATACATTTAAAAATTTCTCCCTTAAAAACAATCCAAGCCGTATCCCCCACCGCACAAGGCAGTTTTAATAGTCTGTTTTGTTCCTCTAAGTCCTCATAGTCTGCCAGTTTTTCATAAACAACAAAATCAGGCGCACCTTTGTTTATCCTAACAAATTCATTTCCATCTACTTTATCCCTTCGTGTCAATCTCTCCATATTTCCCTTTCCCTCCACAATCCCTCTAAATCCCCTGATGACTTTAAAATTGGCTTCATGCGGCGTTGCCCCGACACCTTTACAACCGGATGGGCATGAGGGCATTATTATTCTTTGCCATCGGTCACACTCTATTTCCCGCCCAAGGTCTTAACGGTTGCCAATTTTATGCCTAATGATATTCTACAGGAGATTTTAGGGGGAGTTGTACCAAGTTAAAATTGATTAGACAATACTTTTATACTGTTCTGTCTTTCTTCCCTCTTTTTGCTTTTCTTTCAGTTTCATTTCAGCGTCAGCAAGGGCATTTTGCAGTCTTTCCAATTCGTCATCAACTTTTTTATTGACACTCACCCTTTCGGAATACTGAAACATTTCATTTGTGGTATTGATTGCAAAAGCCATAGATTCTGCAAAGTGAACCGCCGCTTGATGGGCGGCAAGCCTTTTCCTCGCTTTTTTAACTTCCATCTTTTCATCAAAACAATACCATTTCAGATAATCCCGCCGTTTCTTTGCTTTTTCCGCTTTCCGTTTCTTCTCCTGCTCTTCTTTCCACTTTCTGTCAAGATATTCCTCATACCGTCTTTGGCTGTCGTAATAATCACTTATCCATTGGTCTAAGTCTGTATCATCATCAAAACTATAGCAGGGCGGCTCTATTGGTGTTCCATTCGGAGAAGATGTCATACCTCCAGGACAAATTTCTTCTGCCAATAATGGGCAGTTTTCACAATCTTCTATTTCCGACGCTTTCATTTCCCTATCCTCCTTAACTCCTTATCAAACAAACTAAGATAGTATCTCGACAATCTTTACCGCCTTATCATAAGGCAATGTTTTCTTGTTGAGTTTTTCCATAAGTGACAATGCCTTTGAAATAACAGCATTTTCCTCTATGCGCTTATAATCTTCCTCTGTCGGGATTGATAAACGTGCTCCACCTCTCCACGAATCACAACCCATTTCACGACCGTATTTGTCAAATTGAGAACCGCTACTATCAATCCGTATTCTACCAGTCGGAGTAACTCTCGTAACTGTTTCAATCCGTTCTACAGTTCCAGAAAAATTCCAGAGTCTGTAAAGAACCTTATCCCCTATTTTAACATTCAATTCTTCATACATTCTTCTTTCCTAACCTCCCTATATTGTCAAGTGATTTTCCTTAAAAAATCAAGGAATTTATAGTTACATATCTCAGATGAATGAGCCAAGGAGATGGACATTTCTCTGTATCTGGTACGAAAATAGAGGGTGAAGGGTACACGAAGTAGAACGTCTTTGTTTTCGCTCTACATGGCCTTATGTATACCCATCCTTCTATGGCAGCGTACCTCCCGTGTCTACCAGGATCACCCTGCATCTCTGCCGGGGTCCTAACTTCCTTCGTCCCGCCTGTCCATAACCAGGGTGCCAGCTCAGCTCCTAACCAGGGTCATGCCCTATGGAAAATATTCCTGCCGGCTACCGGCTCATTCTTTGTATAAGTCTTACTGACCTGTCCCGTATGCTTCCCTCACCGGCACCTTTCGGTGGACGTTTTCCCGGATCGTTCCCCATACTTTCCAGCTTTCCTGCCACAGCTGGATTCAACCCTCAATCAAAATTTTTGGAAGTCCAACCCAACTATGACAGGGCATTGCCTGCTTGTGGTTTATGTCCGTTTATTACGCTGCCTGGATCTGTGGCCTCCTGATGTCGCCCATCAGTTTTCCGGCATCATAGTCTACACCTTTTGTCAGTATCGTGTAGAATATCCTCAGGACCTTACACGCTACCGCTACGACAGACTGCATCTTCTTTAATGGGTTTTCTTTACGTGTCCGGTAATACCCATGTATTGCCCTGAACTCCGCATTCTTCCCAATCAAGGATATCGCTGCTTCATACAGCACATACCTCAGGCGTTTCCTTCCCCTGTAACTGATCCGGCTTTCGCCGTTATGCTTCCCGGAATCATTCGCCACAACCGCATATCCCGCCAGCTTCTGTAACTGCTTTGGGTTGTCAAAACGTCCAATGTCTCCC